CTTGGGAAACTACTTGGACTGGCACAAGTACTTCCAGCACATCTTCTGGTCCGGTATTTACTGGAAGTACTTCTAATTCATTTACTGTTGATTCTGGTGTTGGACGAAGAGAAGTGACTGATATTACAGCAACACAAAATAATTTTGAAACTACGACCGAAACTACAGTAACCACAACAACAAATCAATCCAGACAAGGAATACAGTTTGGTGTTACTGAAAGATTTGATTCCACAAATATTGGAGATAAGATTGTTTCTAGAGAAATAATCACAACAATGAGATCTAGAAATATTGAAATTATTTCTAGAAGATTAAAACCATCATCAAGAGTTTATGCATTTTTTGATAATGTTGATATGACTTCATATGTTGTACCAAAATTAATCGAAGTTTCAATGTCTAGTGGAACTTTTGCAGTTGGGGAAACAGTAGTTGGATCTTTTGGATCAAAAACTATTAGATTTAGACTTTCCACACAAAATCACAAATATGGTCCATATAATTCACCAACAGAAACATTTTCAGTAAATCCATATTTACCAGAAAATTCTTTATCTAGTTCATATTCATCAACAACTACAATATTAAATGTTGATACTGCAAGTTTAGAGATGCAGGCATCATCTGGTTTTTATGGTAGTATTATGAAAAATATGCAATTGGTCGGTCAAACTAGTAGAGCAATTGCAACTATTTCAGACATGAGATTGATTGCAGATGGATCTGGAGTTTTTATTGGTTCGTTATTTATTCCAGATCCAACCATTCCATCAACTCCATCATTTAGAACTGGCACAAAAACATTTGTTTTAACATCAAGTTCAACAAATTCTACAGTAGTTACATCCGATGAAACTACAGCAGAAGTTAATTTTACTTCTGCTGGAACTTTAGATAATGTTGAAAATTCTACTCTTAGGATGAGAAATGCAAATGTTGAAAGAATTCCACGATCAGATTCTAGAACACTTACTAGTTCTAGTACATCATCATCTACTGCAAATACTTCTGAGACTTCAACATCAGCATCATCTAGATGGGTAGATCCTTTAGCACAATCATTTGAAGTTGCTGATAATAATGGAGTTTATATTACAAAATGTGATATTTTCTTCAAAACAAAAGATACTAAAGGAATTCCAGTAACACTTCAAATTAGAACAATGGGAACTGGTCTTCCAACTCAAACAATTTTACCATTTGCAGAAGTAACATTAGATCCAAAAGACGTTAAAACATCTGAAGATGGTACTGTTGCAACTACATTTACTTTCTCTTCTCCAGTTTATTTGGAAAAAGTTGGTTCTGGATATTCTATTGTATTAGTCTCTTCTTCTGATTCATATAATGTATGGATTTCAAGAATGGGAGAAACAGATGTATCAACTGCAAATAAACCAGATTCTCAAAAAATTATTGTTTCTAAACAACCAACTCTTGGAGCATTATTTAAATCACAAAATGGAGCAACTTGGACTGCATCAGATTTGGAAGATTTGAAATTTACCTTATATAGAGCAGACTTTGTAACTTCACCGGCATCATTTAGATTCTATAATCCAGATTTATCTATTGGCAATAATCAAATTGCAACATTGAGAAAAAATCCATTAAATGCATATTCAAACTCAGCATTAATTGGTTTAGGTAAGAGTTTATCTGCTTCTGAACAAACTTCATTGGTTGTAGGAAATACAATTAGTCAAACAACTAATACCAATTTCACTTCAAATCTCAAATCTCTTGTTGGTGCAGTTGGAATTGGTTCGACATTAACATTAACAAATGTTGGTTCTGGGTTCACGAGTGGAGCAACAATATATTCAGATATAAGTTTGATATCATTAACAGGATTTGGACAAAATGCAAAAGTCAATCTTTCGATTTCTTCTGGTGTAGTAGTTGCTGCAACTATTACTGATGGTGGTTTTGGATATGCTTCTGGTGATACATCAACCGTAAGTTCTACAGATACAAATAATCTTGGAAAAAATCTTATTTTAACTATTCCAAATAATGTTGGAATTATTTCAGCAGTTAATTCTATTATTGTTGATAACATTCAAGGAAAATTAGATACATCAGGAACAAAAACAATCTCTAATAATGGTTCTTCAATATCTGGAGCAACTGTGACTAGTAATATTAATATTACTGATGGATTACATTTTAAAGTAAATCATCAAAATCATGGAATGTATTCCCCAATTAATCAAGTTATTTTAAGCGGAATTGAATCTGATATTGCTCCTGTCAAATTGACTTCTGATTATTCTTCCACTTCTACCAATGATATTACATTAGATTCAATTGGTACTTTAGCAACCTTTGAAAATATTGCTGTGGATTCGAATAATCCAGGTTATGTTATCATTGATAATGAAATTATCAGATATACAGGAACTAATGGAAATAATTTAACTGGTATTAGTGGTGGAAGAGGAATTGATAATACAGTTGCAACATTACATTTAAAAAATGCATCTGTATTTAAATACGAATTTGATGGAATTTCACTCAGAAGAATCAACAAAACTCATAAATTTACAGAAGTTGATTTGGTAAAATATCCAATTGAACTTGATTCTTATCACATAAAGATAGATCAAACAAAATCAGGAACAGATAGAAGTACTGGAAATACTAATTTATATCCAGAATTATTCTTCAAACAATCTAAGTCTGGTGGAACATATTCAATAACACCAACTGTTGGATCTTTTAATGGACCAAAAGCAACACAAAATATTACATTCAATAGTATTAGACCAAATATACAAACATTATTACCAGAAACAACATCAGTTGAAGCAAGAATTAGAACAACTACTGGAACGAGTGTGAATGGAACTGAAATTTCATTTGCAGATAGAGGATTTGAAAATATATCATTAAATTCTACAAATCAGTTAAATCAAACTAGTGCAATTTATTCCAAAGTAAATGAACTTTCAAATTTAACTACTTTGCCAGGAAATAGATCATTTACTATGGAACTTCTGTTATCAACAGGAGATAGAAAAGTATCTCCAATGATTGATTTGCATAGAGTAAATATAATTACAACAATGAATAAGATTAATAATCCTATTTCTGATTTTGTTTTAGAACCAAGAGTTAATCAATTAAGTGGTGATCCAAATGCAGCAATTTACGTTTCTAAGATTGTAAAAATACAAAAATCAGCAGATAGTTTAAAGGTTCTTTTTGATGCATATAGGGATAAATCAAATGATATTAGAGTTATGTATAGATTGCTTAGAAATGATACTCCAGATTCACAACAATTATATGAATTTTTTCCAGGATATGATAATCTTGATGAAAATGGAGATGTAATCAATTCTTCAAAAAATAATGGACGACCTGATAGATTTATTCAAGCATCAAATACTTTAAATAATTTTGGTAATTATGAATTTACTGGAAAAAATATGACTCCATTTAATGGATTTCAAATTAAAATTATTATGACTGGAACAAATCAATCATATGTTCCACTCATTAGAGACCTAAGAGTAATTGCATCAATATGATACCAGTAGAAGGACATAAAGGATTGTATCGTGATGAAAATTCAAACGCAATTGTAAATTGCAATGATTATGAATATCAAGAATATTTGAAAACTAAAAATTCAATGTTAAATGAAAAAAATGAAATTCAAAATTTAAAAGTTGAATTGACTGAAATAAAATCATTGTTAGCAAAACTATTAGAAAACAAATCATAAATATATTAGGAAAGATTTTATCTAGTTACTATAATGGCAGTATATGTATCCAATATAGCAATTCCAGGAGGTACTGATTTTCAGCAAACTTTTTATCTCGAATCGGTGTCAAATACTCCTTTGAATTTAAATGGTTATACTGGATATGCACAATTAAAAAAGTCATCAGCATCATTAAATAGTTCAGCTGCTTTTACTGTTTCCTTTCCAAATCCCTCTCAGGGATTAGTAAAAATATCTTTAGGTTCATCCATCACATCATCATTAAGACCAGGAAGATATTGTTATGATATATTATTGGAGGGTGGAGGAACAAAAACAAGAGTTGTTGAAGGAAGTGCATTAGTTACTGCCGGAATTACCATCGCATAAAAACAATGCCAAACGACCCAATACAAACAAGATTTGGTGCAGGAAATGCTGTTAGAGTAGTTTCTGCTGTCGCAAACTTAAGTATGAGACTTTCGGATTTGAGTGATGTTAATAATTTATCAGATATACCAAATAACTCTATTTTAGTTTATAATACAGAAACGCAGCAGTGGGACCCATTACCATATATTGATGGTGGCACATACTGATAAATAATTAGAGTCTTCAATTAAATAATGTCTCAACCATCAAGTCGTCAGGGATTAATTGATTACTGCTTGCGAAAACTTGGATATCCTGTTTTAGAAATTAATGTCGATGATGACCAAATTGATGATTTGGTGGATGATGCTATTCAATATTTTAATGAAAGACATTATGATGGTGCAGCAAGAGTATATTTAAAGCACAAACTTCTTCCAGATGAGAAGAATACAGTAAGAACAGATACTACAAATTCAACTGGAAATTCTTCTGTTGGAATAACAACCGTCACTTATCAAGAAACAAATAATTTTATTCAACTTCCAGATACAGTTATTGGTGTGAATAATGTATTTAAATCAGATGCAAATACCATTTCATCTGGTATGTTTAATATCAAATATCAATTATTTTTGAATGATTTGTATTATTATGGTGCTCTTGATTTGTTAAATTATGCGATGGTGAAAACACATTTAGAAGATATTAGTAGATTAATAACTCCAGATGTTCAATTAAGATTTAATAAAAAACAACACAGACTATATTTGGATATAGACTGGGCAATGGTAAATGAAAATAGTTATATTATTGTTGATTGTATTCGAATTGTAGACCCATCAGATTTTTCTGCTGTATATAATGATTGGTGGTTGAAAAGATATTTGACCGCAATTATTAAAAGACAATGGGGACAAAACTTAATTAAATTTAATGGAGTTCAACTTCCTGGTGGAATTACAATGAATGGTGAAAGAATATTAAATGATGCAATTAGAGAAATTGAAGAACTTGAAAAAGAACTTAAGACTGAATATGAATTACCTCCAATGGATATGATAGGATAATGTCTCCACTAAATCCCTATTTCTTACAAGGTTCTTCAAATGAACAAAGACTTGTTCAAGATATAATTAATGAACAATTGAAGATGTATGGGCAAGAAATTGTGTATATGCCCAGACAGTTTATTAGTGAGAAAAAAATCATCAAAGAAGTTGTAGTATCAAAATTTGATGATAGTTTTATAATTGAAGCATATATTTCAAATTTCAATGGGTTTGGAGCACAAGGAGATATTTTATCAAAATTTGGAGTAAAAACAAGTGACGAATTAACTCTTATTATTTCAAAAGAAAGATATGAAGATTTTATATCTCCATTTTTAATTGGTGACCCGGATTTAAAAATTGCAACAAGACCACAGGAAGGTGACTTAATTTATCTTCCATTAGATAATGGTCTTTTTGAAATCAAGTATGTTGAAGGAAAAGTTCCATTTTATCAATTAAACAATTTATATGTCTATGAATTGAGATGCGAAATCTTTAGATATGAAGATGAAATTATTGATACTGGTATTGATGAAGTCGATAGAAATGTTCAAGATTTTGGTTATATTCAAACTATTAATATGACTAAGGATACTGCACTTGGAGCAAAAGCAAGAGTAACACTTGAGACTATACAAAAATCAGTTCAATATATTGATTTGATAAATGATGGAACTGGTTATCTGTCAACACCAAAAATCAAAATCACAAAAGCACCTGTAGGTGGAATAGACGCAACTGCTGTTGCTATTATGACTAGCAAAACAGGAAGAACTGGAAATTCAATTGATAAAATTCTTATAGTTAATCCTGGTGCTGGATATACACAAATACCATCAGTTACAATTGTTGGTCAATCTGGTTCTGGTGCAATTGCAACAGCAATTATTGCATCTGGAACTTTGGGTATTGTAAGCATTACTTCTGGTGGAAGTGAATATTCCTCTGCTCCTATTGTTTACATAACTCCTGCTCCTGTTGGTGGAGTAAATGCAACAGCAGAAGCAGTAATAACAGTTACTGGAATCGTAACAGCAATTCGTTACACCAATGCTGGTGCTGGATATACTGTCAGACCAACGATTACACTTTCAAGTCCGATTGGTATTTCTACTGGAGACTTTATATTTAATGAAGTGATTAAAGGTGTTTCTAGTGGAACTACTGCACATGTAAAGGATTGGGATACTGATACTAGAGTACTTAAAGTTTCAATAGTTGGTTCAAATTTTGCAATTGGTGAACTTGTTGTTGGTGCAGCAGCAACACATAAAATATATTCAATCGATACATTTGATGAGTATGACCCTTATGCAGAAAATATTGAAATTGAAGATGAGGCAGATGGTATTATTGATTTTTCTCAAAAGAATCCTTTTGGCAATTACTAAATAATTAATAAACAGTGTTGTTATGTTGGGAACTTATAGTTACAATGAAATAATCAGAAAAACTATTGTTGCTTTTGGTACACTCTTCAATGAAGTGTATATCAAGCATGAGGAGGAGGATGGTACTGATTATAGTTTTATAAAAGTTCCCATTGCTTATGGTCCAATTCAAAAGTTTTTAGCAAGAATAGAACAAAAACCAGATTTGAGAAAAAGAGTTGCAATGACTCTTCCTCGAATGTCTTTTGAAATGACGAGTTTGAAATATGATAGCAGTAGAAAAGTTTCTGCTATGCAAACATTTAAGGCAATAAAAACTAATGACAGAACAGAACAAGTTAAAGTTTTTATGCCTGTTCCTTATAATATTGGATTTCAACTTAGTATTATGACTAAATTAAATGATGATATGCTTCAAATTGTAGAACAAATTCTTCCAACATTTCAACCAAATTTTAATTTAACAATTAATTTAATTTCTTCAATAGGAGAGAAAAAGGATATTCCTATAATTTTAGAAGGAATTAATATGGAAGATAACTACGAAGGTGATTATAAAGAAAGAAGAGCTTTAGTATATACATTAAATTTTACGGCAAAGGCATATCTATTTGGTCCAATTCCTGATAGTACAGATGGAATAATCAAAAAAGTTCAAGTTGATTATTATACAGATACAAATGTTAGAAATTCTTCAAGACAATTGAGATATACTGCTACGCCAAGAGCACTTAAAGATTATAATAATGATAATACAACAACGCTTACTCAAAATATTGATGATAAAGTAACTGTATTTGATGTTTCAAGTGCCGTATCATTAGTCAATAATTCTTATATTATGATTGGCAACGAAGAAATGTATATCAAAAATATTTCTGGAGATACTCTAACTGTAACAAGAGGACAAGACAATACAATAATTACTTCTCACAGTGAAGGTGATTCAATTAATGCAATTACAGTGGAAGATGATGAATTAGTTGGAATGGATGATGATTTTGGATTTAATGAATCTCGTTTTGATTTTGGTGATGGTAAAGTTTATAGTACAACAAAAGGAATTGATGTATCATTATGAAAAATAAATTTGAAAATATAGATGAAGCATTAGAGATAGAAGCAACCTCTATTTCAAAAGAGATTGTAAAAAAATCAAAAGAAGCAATATCAAAACCAACTTCTGGAGAAGAGAGTGATAAGGACTATGAATATACAAGAGTTAATTTATATTCATTAATTGAAAAAGGTCAAGAAGCAATTGATAATATTATGGATTTAGCACAACAAAGTGATAGTCCAAGAGCATATGAAGTTGCAGGTCAGTTGATTAAAAATGTTGGTGATGTGACTGATAAGTTGATTGATTTACAGCATAAGATGAAGAAACTTAAAGAAGAAGACCCACGAGGACCTTCTACTGTTAATAATTCTGTTTTTATTGGTTCAACAGCAGACCTTCAAAAATTATTGAAAAAAGGTTTGATGGACTCTAAATAATTAAAAAATTTCTAATGAAAACTTTTCAGGAATTTATTTTAGAATCACATTGCAATAACAGTCCAAAAGGAATGGACTGCCCATCACATGGAAGTGCAAAGTGCCCTAAAGTAAAACCACACAAAACGGTTGAAGCAATTGCGACAAAGCACCGTTTAGAAGTGTCTTTTATTGAAAAACAACTTAAGATGGGAATTCCCATTGAGCATGAACACACAAAAAATAAAACACTAGCAACTGATATTGCACTTCAGCATCTTGAAGAAATTCCAGATTATTATACTCGTCTCAAAAAAATGGAAGCAAGTGCAAAAAAAGAACACAAAAAATTTAAAGATGTAAAAGAAACAGTTACGATTGAAGATGCGAACGGAAATACATTTTTGGAAATTGTTGATTTGATTAAACCAGAAAGAATGAAAGGTGTTAGTGAGGAGAGAAAATCTGGAGATTACTCTTTACACGATTGGTTTTCAAAAAGCAAATCAAGTGACGGAAAACCAGGATGGGTTCAATTGGGAGGCAAATACGCAGGAAAACCTTGTGCTCGTCAAACAGGACAAACCACTAAACCAAAATGTGGTAGTTCAAAAATGTCTGCAAATATGTCAGATGAGGAAGAAGACGCAGCAGCAAGAAAAAAAAGAAGAGAAGACCCAAATCCAGATAGGTCAGGACAAGCAAAAAATGTTGCAACTGAAGAATTTGTAAATGAAGATGCTTGTAAAGAAAAAGTAAAATCTCGTTATAAGATTTGGCCTAGTGCTTATGCTTCTGGAGCAGTTGTAAAATGTCGTAAAGTTGGTGCTAAAAATTGGGGCAATAAAAGCAAAAATGAAGATGTAAAAGAAGGGTATACACGAATACAATCTCGTGGGTCTACTTATAGTATTCTGTTAAATTGGAGAGGAAAATATATTTCAGCTCAAATGTTTTTCCCACAATTTGCTAGACCACCAAAAGATCAGGTCACTTATGAAGTAAGAAAGATATATCCTGGTGCGATTGTATTATCATACAATCCATCGGCAAAAGACCCAACAAAACCATTATTGTTTACAGGAACTGAAAATGGATCCAAATGATATTAAATTAGACAATCTTTCTAAGATTTTTGAGTATGAAAAAATTTCTAGAGAAATTGATTCTTGTAATGATGTAGAACTTTTAAAGAACATATCAAAATCTTATATAAAACTTTATTTCAAACAACAAGAAACAGTTGCAAGTATGGCTATTAATTTATGAGTGAAAAAAATTATAAGGGTAATCCCAATTTAAAAGCAGAAAACGTCAAGATTGAATTTACAACAGACCAAATTCAAGAATATTTAAGATGTAAAGATGATCCAATTTATTTTGCAAAAAATTATGTAAAGATTGTTTCTTTGGATCATGGTTTGATGCCATTTAAAATGTATGATTTTCAGGAAGAGTTGATTACAAACTTTCACGAAAATAGATTTAATATTGCAAAACTTCCTAGACAGACAGGAAAATCAACAACTGTTGTATCATATCTTCTTCACTATGCTCTTTTTAATGATAATATAAGAATCGCAATTCTAGCAAACAAAGCAGCAACCGCAATAGAACTTTTAGGTAGATTGCAATTATCTTATGAAAATTTACCAAAATGGTTGCAGCAAGGTGTTGGTTCTTGGAATAAAGGTTCGTTAGAACTTGAAAATGGTTCTAAAATTGTAGCAGCATCTACATCATCATCTGCTGTTCGAGGAAATTCTTTCAACATTATTTTCTTGGACGAATTTGCGTTCATTCCAAATCATATTGCAGAACAGTTTTTCTCTTCTGTATATCCTACTATTTCTTCAGGACAAAGCACAAAAGTTATTATCATCTCAACTCCTAATGGGATGAATATGTTTTATAAACTTTGGCATGATGCTGAAAGAGGAAAGAATGGTTATATTCCGTTAGAAGTTCATTGGTCTGCAGTTCCTGGAAGGGACGCAGAGTGGAAACGACAAACAATTGCAAATACTTCCGAAAGACAATTTACGCAAGAGTTTGAGTGCGAATTCTTGGGATCTGTTGATACTTTAATTACTCCATCAAAACTCAGAATGATGGTTTATGATGATCCACTCACTAGAAGCAAAGGAATGGATGTATATGAACAACCAATAGAAAA